ATCATGAGTGCTGTTGGTGAACTTCCATTCATGCTCCATGTGGCTGCTGTTGATGCAAAAAGCAGCACATATTTTAAGTCTAGGTTTATTTTGGCTACTACCAATTTCCCTAAGCCTGCTATTGAGAACGTTAATTCCCGAGATGCTTATGAGCGTCGTATTTCCGGCGCTTTTCATATGATTCCTAAACCCCAATTTCGTACTGCTGAATCTGCTAATTCAGATTATATGCATATGAAATTGGATAAAAAGAATCCTGCTCTTCCCCGAGGTAACAAAGGTGAAATTTTAACTCATCCTAGTTATCATTCACTATTCGTTAGGTACGATCCTAAGGATATGACAGAATATGAGACAATGGAATTTTCTGAAGTTGTTGATTTTCTTGTCGAAGATTTTAGGCGTAAAGATCGCTTCTTCGCTCAGAAAATGAGCGAATTAGATGATCTTTATACCGGCAATCAACCTCCTGTCACGCCTAATGCTGATAGAGCTGCTGAGAAGCGCGAAGGTAAACAACACCGAGTTTTTAATCGGTTTGTTGATCGTGCTCCCCCTAAAGCTAGGAATTATAAGCCTAGAGCTCCTCCTTCTAGGAATTTTGTTCGTTTTCCTAGGAATGAAGGGTCCTCTTCAACTCCTTATGAGTTTGTTCCTGTTAATAACCCGACTTTTCCTTCTGGTCATAGTTGGGCTGATGATGCGGAACTTGAAGAGGCTTATAACAATGATGCTGTTCCCCAATCCGCTGCTCCTGATGCCCCCACCCGGATGCGCGAGATTCCTGGAAGAGAATTTGAAGACGATGACATGCCCTTCCCTGATGAAGTTATGATGTCCGAGGAAGTTTTTCTGTTCTTCGAAAATTATGTTCGTTTTCTTTATTCTCCGGATTGTATTCCACCTCTCAGACCTGCGCAGCTAAACTATTATGCTGCTATAGCTGACCCTTTAGGGCGTACTATTATTGTATCAGATGCTGTTTTTGAGCACTGTTATAAGGCGGGCTGGTTTGACCAGGATATGGTTCCTGAATCAGGTATTGATCTTGATCTTAAGGATCAATTTGTTGATGCTCTTGAGACCCCTGACGATTTTGATTGCTGTACTACTCGTTTTGATGAGTATGAGCAGTTAGTTGAGGGTCTTTCGGGTATTATTGAACCTGCGCAATTTTCTCCTATATTGCAAAAGTGGATGGAACCTTTTGTTAGGCTTTATCGCAGAAACCCTTCTTTCTTTGAACAGAAGATGGGTTTTATCCGAGGTCTTATGATGTTTCATTATGGTCCTCGTGTTGATAGCTTATTCTTATTTGCTAAGGTTCTTCATGCTCTCGGTCCGTCTGGAGCCGCGTTATTCTCGTCCGATGTAAACATGGGAGATTTTTCCATGTACTTCGTTACTAGACCCTATCTCAGAAATGATATTCATCATGCTGAGATTAGGGTTCATGTTCCCCCCCCTCCTGCTCACCCCCGCCTTGTCTGGTTGGAAACCTTCAAAAAGTATTGTGCTACCATATATAGTGCTCGTCATGAGTACTATCAGGCGGCACTTGACTGGCTGAAGAAATATTCCAACATAATAGCCTTCGTTGTAACCTTCCTTTGTGTTGTTTTGGCTCGCTATACTTACAATAAGTTTACCGAGCCGGTTTATGGCAATGTCTTTAGTCAATCTAAGGACCAACACCAAAAAGAGCACAATGGAAAGAAGAAAAGGAAGATGAAGATGCGTGTTCCCCTCGGTTATAATGATGATTATAGTTTTGAGATGGGACGTGAAGAAGATCGTTCCTCCTATGACCTAGCGGATAGAGTTACCAATAGTAGCTTAGTCCAACTAGAGTTTTATTGGGAGGAAAAGTCAGTTCGTATTGGTCACGGTCTTATCGTTGCCGATCGCGTTATGGTTGTTCCTCGTCATTACATGGTAATGGGTCGTGCTAGAACTAAAGA